GCACTGCAACTAATCCAACACTTGCAGATGGCCAAATAACAATTAATGGAAACGTTGTTGCAACAGGACAAACAGTTGCTGAAGCGGCATCAGCAATCAACTCAGCAGGGATCGAGGGCGTGGCAGCTGCGGCTGTTGATGGCCAGTTAGAAATTTATGGCATCCCAAGAGCAACTGGTGATGACTCATCTACAACAGCAGTTGGATCATCTATTATAATTGGCAACGTTGGTGACAGTACAGTGAGCGGATTATCACAACTTGGAATCACAGCAGGTAGATATCATGTGCCAAAATTATTCATTGGACAACACACTGAGGATCATGGATTTAGATCAAGTGATAGTTCACCAAAACCATCAGGATCAGTGTTTATACAGACAACTTCTGTGAACAGTGGTGCTGACGTTGTAATTAAAAAATACTCAGAAACTGATGGAGGATTTGTTACACAAACTTCACCAGTTTACACAACACAAGAACAAGCACTACAACAACTTGATAAGACAGGCGGCGGTGCTGGATTAACAACAAATGATATTTTTGTTCAAGTTAACAGCGGCGAAGCAGAATGGAACGATTCAACTGACGAAACAGGTGAGTTAGTAGACTATGTGCCTTTCCGTAGAGCGGCAGGCGTAGGTTCTGTAACTGAGATTGTTTCAAACAAAATTACAGATAAAACTGACGCTGGTTACTCAGATGGCGATGAAATAAGAATGGCAGAAACTGTTCTTAACCTGACTGCAACTGCAAACACAGCATCGAACTTACTTAATCAAGCAACTGTTAGAATAACAGGAACGGATGCAGATGATTTTGTAACAGCGATCAGTGCGGCAAACTTTGATCATATCGAAGCAGAATATGACGCAACTGCAAAAAGAATCAAATTAAGACACGCACTGGGCGGAAACATTTACTTCTCAGACACAACTGGTACAGCAATGGCTGACATAGGATTTGGCACAGCAAAAGCAAATTCATATGGTAGCAATTCAGATCTATCAACTGAAAAAATTGCTAACTTGTATGTTGCTCCAACTGGAGACAAAGATGACTATTCAACAACAGTAATGGCTGACGGATCAACACTTGATGAGTCAGAAAGAACATTTGCTTTCCTAGCATCAAACTGGAAGCCAGTTGAAAATACTCCAGATTCAGGCACTACATTTACAGCAATACAAAGTGTACCAGCACCAACAAAAGATCCAGCAGACAATCAACTTTGGTTCAGCACAACTGTTGATGAAGTTGATATCTTAATACACAATGGCACAACATGGACAGGATACCAAAATGTTGCGTCTGATGCCAGAGGATTTAACTTAGGCAACACAGATCCAAATGGTCCGCAAATATCTGCAAGTGAGCCAACTACACAGTCAGATGGCACAGCACTTGTTGATGGTGATCTATGGTTAGATTCATCTGATTTGGAAAAATATCCGAAACTTTACAGATATGACAGTTCAAAAAATGACGGCGAAAACTTTGTGTTAATTGACAACACAGACCAAACATCACAAGATGGAATACTGTTTGCAGACTTTAGATTCCATTCAAATGGTACTAAGGACGTAATTACAGAAGAAACACTGATAACTGATTTATTAACGTCAACTTACCTTGACATAGATAAGCCAGATCCTGCACTGTATCCAAAAGGAATGCTAGGATTCAACTTGCGTAGATCAGGTTACAATGTTAAGAAGTTTAGAAATGAGTACTTCTCAAGAACAAACTTCCCAAGCACAACTACGTATCCAACTCTGCCAACTGAAAAAGATGCATGGGTAAGTGAGTCACCATTAAAAACTACTGGTGCTCCATTCATGGGTAGAAAGGCACAACGTAATGTTGTAGTTGAAGCAATGAAATCAACTGTTGAATCAACAACTGCTTTAAGAGAAGAGCAAAGAGAATTTAACTTGTTAGCGGCACCTGGTTATCCAGAACTCATAACAAACTTAGAAACTTTAAATGCTGATAGAAAAGACACAGCATTTGTTGTTGGTGACACTCCATTTAGACTTGAGCCTAATTCAACAGCAGTAACGAATTACGCAAACAACGTAAACGGTGCCGCTGACAATGGCGAAGATGGATTATTAACAACCGATGCATTTACAGGTGTATATTATCCATCAGGATTTACAACATCACTAGCAGGCGAATCAGTTGCTGTTCCACCATCACACATGATGTTAAGAACTATTGCATTTAACGACCAAGTGGCGTTTCCATGGTTTGCTCCTGCAGGCGTAAGACGTGGTAAAGTAGACAATGCAAGTTCAATTGGACACATCAACTCAGAAGGCGAGTTTGAAACTACAAACGTATCAAGTGGATTAAGAGATTCACTGTACAGTGTCAACATTAATCCAATTTCATTTGTAACTGGCACAGGCTTAACTGTGTTTGGTCAAAAAACAAGACAACTTACAGCATCATCTCTAGATAGAGTAAATGTTGCTAGATTAGTTGCTTTTGTAAGATTAAACTTAGATAAACTTGCTAGACCATTTATATTTGAACCAAATGACACACTTACAAGAAATGAGATCAAACAATCAGTTGAATCATTCTTGTTAGAACTTGTTTCACAAAGAGCACTGTTTGACTTTGCTGTGGTGTGTGATGAAACTAACAACACTCCTGCAAGAATAGATAGGAATGAACTGTATGTTGATGTAGCGATTGAGCCAGTCAAAGCAGTTGAGTTCATCTTTATTCCTGTAAGATTAAAAAACACAGGGGAGATATCCGCCCTTTAAAAAGGTATAACAAGGACAATACTATAGAGCATAGTAAATACAAATAGGAGATAAACAAATGGCAATATCAACACTTTCAAAATTTACAGTACCATTGGCAAGCGATCAATCATCAGGCTCACAAGGCTTGTTGATGCCAAAATTACAGTATCGCTTTAGGGTGATACTTGAAGGCTTTGGTGTTTCCACTCCTAGGTCCGAACTTACAAAACAAGTTGTAGATGTAACTAGACCAAACATTACATTTGATCAAATTACTTTAGATGTTTACAATTCAAGAGTGTACATGGCTGGTAAACACACATGGGATCCTATTACACTTAATGTAAGAGACGATGTAAACAATGAAGTTACAAAACTAGTTGGAGAACAACTACAGAAACAATTCGATTTCTTCGAACAATCATCTGCCGCTTCTGGAATAGATTACAAGTTTACAGCAAGAATAGAAATGTTAGACGGTGGCAACGGTGCCGATGCGGCTAATGTGCTTGAAACTTATGAGATTGCAGGTGCATACTTAGATAACGTGCAGTATGGCACATTGGCTTATGCTACTTCAGACCCAGTGCAAATTACAATGTCTATTAGATACGATAATGCAATTCAAACGCCAAGAGGCACAGGAATTGGATCAGACGTTGCAAGAACACTTGGTACTGCTGTTACTGGTGGCGGATTATAATCCAGCCACTTTTTAGTTCAATAAATATCTTATATGGCGAACTTTAGAAACAACTTCCTTGACCAGTTAGTTGGTGGCGACACCATGAAGGATTACAAACATGCGGCACGTTTGTATCTCGATGAAGCTTTTAGACTGTCACCTAAGAATCAATTTTTATATCATGTGGTGTTTAACATAAATCCAGCGGCCACAGGAAACATGCTTAATGCCGCTAAAGGAGAGCAAATTGAATTAGGTATGTTGGTAAAAAGGATTGATCTACCACAATATAGTTTTAATGTTGAAATGAAAAATCAATACAATTTTAAAAATTATGTGCAGACAGGCGTTACATATAATCCTGTTGCAGTAACTCTACACGATGACATGGGCGATGTGGCAGCTGCCTTTTTCAAATCATATTATCAACATTATCTTACAGACACTAATCATAGAGAAGCAGAGTATAATAGAATCAAATTCGATAATGATAGAGTCAAGCAACCAAGTTACACCAGATGGGGTCTTGACACAGGCAATGATGAAAGATTTTTTCT